GGTAAAGGGCGTGGATATCGGCACGGGTTGGTTCATGGTTAACCCATCGAACTCCGCGAATGAAGTTGTCGTCCGAGTTTTCTCTGACTCGACGGCTCAGGAACTGTCCAACACCTACGGCCTCGACCTTCTGTCGAACGGCTTCAAGGTCCGCGCTCCGAGTGGATACTCATTGAACAACAGCGGCAACAAGTATGCGTTCATTGCATTTGCCGAAAACCCATTCAAGTACGCGAGGGCACGATGAGATTTTCCCTTCCCGACGGCCAGACCGTCCGCATCGATCAGTCATTTGTATTGGATGAGATTCAGTATCCGTCTAATTGGATACGATCCATGACTGTTGCAGAGCGAGTTGAGTTTGGAGCAATTGAAATTCCAGAGGAACCAACTCCTGAGCCTACACCATATGTTCCGACACCTCTTGATGAGATCAGAAACCTTGAGGCTTCCGTCACTCCCCGCAGGCTTAGGGAGGCAGTTCTTACTGAAGAGGGAAAGACTTGGCTTGCGAATGTAGAGACGCAGATCGCAACTATCAGGCAGTCTATTCCGCCCGTTTCCTCTCCTAGCCAAGAGACGCCGCAAACATGAAGATTTGCGTCTACGCAATCAGCAAGAACGAGCAGCAGTTCGTATCTCGCTTTTGCGAGTCGGCCAAGGATGCCGACCTGATCCTGATTGCCGATACTGGAAGCACGGATGATACAGATGGAGAGGCTCGTCGCTGGAGGGAAAACTCTATCGATGCTAGGGCCAATCTCATGGTCCACGACATCTGCATCACTCCTTGGCGATTCGATCTGGCACGGAATGCCGCTCTGGCTCTGATCCCTCGCGACATTGATGTCTGCATCAGCCTAGACCTAGACGAGGTCATGGAGCCGGGTTGGCGAGAAGAGATCGAGCGTCTCTGGAAGCTCGGTGAGACAACTCGCCTGCGGTACATGTTTGACTGGGGTTGCGGGATCAAGTTCCTGTACGAAAAGATCCACGCTCGTCACGGGTACATGTGGCATCACCCGTGCCATGAGTATCCCGTGCCAGACGGTCGCATCAAGGAGATGTGGGCGCAGACGGAGAAGCTCCTTGTCAGCCATCATCCAGACCCGACCAAAAGCCGTGGTCAGTATCTTGACCTCCTGTCCCTATCGGTCAAGGAAGACCCAGACTGCCCTCGTAACGGCTTCTACTACGCTCGTGAACTGACGTTTCACGCTCGCTGGGATGAGGCTATTACTGCCCTGCACAAGTATCTCGACCTGCCCGGTGCAACGTGGCCGAATGAGCGTTGCTATGCCATGCGCCTTCTTGGCAAGGCACACAACGAGATTGGAGACCAGAGGCAGGCAGAGCATTGGTACGTCAAGGCAGCGGCAGAGGCTCCCGATACAAGGGAACCTTGGTGCGAGCTTGCCATGCTCATGTACCGCCAGAACCGCTGGGAAGAGTGCTTTGCATTCTCCATGCGCGCCCTGCGGATCAAGGACAAGGCTCTGGTCTATACCTGCGACCCAGAGGTCTGGGGCTATTGGCCGCACGATCTGGCCAGTATTTCGGCGTGGCAGTTGGGCATGACACAGATATCGCTTGAGCAGGCAAGAATTGCCGTCGAGAAGTCTCCAGATGATCTTCGACTCAGAGGAAATCTGAAGTACATTGAAGATCACATCGCAAACCCCGGAGAGAAGGTTGCGTAGTGCCATGGACATGCAGTCGCTAATGAACATCGGCATAGGAATTGTCCTTGCCGGTATTGGATGGTTCTCCCGGCAGATATGGGAGGCTGTGAAAGAACTGCGACGAGACCTGCATGAGATCGAGGTTGATCTTCCCAAGAGCTACGTTCGCAAGGACGAATTTGCCGACAGCGTCAAGGAGATAAAGGCAATGCTTGAGAAGATCTTTGATCGTCTAGATAGCAAGGCTGACAAGTGACAGAGCCTGTCAGCGGAGCAGCTAGCGGTTTTGCAATTGGCAAGGCTCTGACTGCTATTGCTGGTTTCTTTGGCGGATTGTCCGTTTCGTTTTTTTGGCAACCTAAGAAACTTCATCAATATGGGAAGCTAGCAGCGGGAGCAATAATTGGCGGAATTGCGGTAGCAGCATCCATCACTCTTGGCGGGATTATTTCCCATTACATCGGAGTAGACGTAAACAATTCAGACTTTGCGCTTGCAGTCGGGTATGTGATTGGCGTCTTGTCTGTGTTCGTTCTGAGCATACTTGTCAATTTTTTCGAAAAGAAAGAGGACAAAGACATATTTGAGGTGGCATCTGAAATTAGGTCTATGCAGAAAAATCCTGCAAAAGGTTCTTCCAAGAGGAGGAGGAAATGACTGCTGAATTTGTAGGATTTTTTGTTCTTACAATAACGAATATTGCTGCCGCCTGCATAATCTTTGTTGGCGCACTTCGAGAAAAAATGCGTCTTTATCCAGCTTGGCATAAGCTGGGCCTTTTGGTGGCTGCGCTTGGCCTTGCGGCTCAAGCTTTCAGGAACGTGCAATTTCTATATACTGGTATATCTCCATCCGATTCAGATATGCCATTATGGGTGCTGAAAGATGCGGGAATTAGCTTGGTCGCTTTTGGGTATTTATATCTTGCTGCAACTGGCCAGTATGATGCTGCAATAAATAAAATTCACTCAAAGCCTGTCGTGAAAAATGCCAAGAGGAGGAAGTAATGGACTTCATGAAGGTAATTGGGGCCGTTGCTCCTACGCTCGCCACCGCTGTTGGCGGTCCTATTGGTGGCATGGCGATGAAGTTCATCACGGACGCTCTTGGCATCCCCAGCGATGCGTCCAAGGACGACATGGCAAAGGCAATCAGCCACGCGACGCCAGATCAGCTTCTGGCTCTCAAGCAGGCTGAGAATGACTTTGCCGTGCGGATGAAGGAATTGGATATCGATCTTGAGCGGATCGCATCCAGCGACCGGGATAGTGCCCGCAAGCGGGAATCTCAGGTCAGGGACTGGATGCCAAGAATCCTTGCTTTTGTTATCGTGGCGGGGTTCATGGCGACTGTATTCATGGTTCTTATGGGCGTTGTCGAGGGCATGAAAGATCCGTTGATGGCTACAACGGTCGGAACCTTGATCGGCTTTGTTTCTGCAAAGTGCGAGCAGGTTGTTGCCTATTATTTTGGTTCGTCGTCCAGCAGCCAGCAGAAGACGGCAATGCTAGCGGAGAAGAAGTGATGCGGTCGTTTCAGGGTGAGGCTCGCAAGGTTACTCTTGATGAGGTCGTTTCGGTCGCGAAGGATCTTGAGATCGAGCCTGCTGCGTTTCGGGCTGTGATTGCAGTTGAAGCTGCTGGCTCGGGGTTCGATGCCAAGGGGCGTCCCAAGGCTCTGTTTGAGCGACACTACTTCTACAAGCATACCTTCAGCAAACCGGAGCTTCACAAGCGAGCCGTTGAAGAGGGTCTTGCTTACAAGGCATGGGGCATGAAGCCCTATCCCAAAGGCTCTGATGCGGTCTACGACGAGATCACGCGAGCCTGCGCCATCGATGAACGAGCCGCCCTGCTCTCAACCTCTTGGGGGCTTGGGCAGATCATGGGCAGCAATTTCAAGATGGCGGGACATGAGTCTGTTGAGAACATGGTTGACGAAGCTTGCAAATCCGAAACAGGTCAACTCCGCCAGATGGGCATGTTTATCAAAAATGCTGGTCTAATTCGGCCCTTGCGCTTCAAGGACTGGGCTGCGTTTGCCAAAGGGTACAACGGCCCCGGGTACGCAAAGAATTCCTACGACACCAAGCTTGCGGATGCTTACACTAGGCTATCCGCTGGCGGGTGATGGTGCTAAAGTGAGGGGGAAACGGAGTCACCGATGACGACCGGACTTACCTACTCGCAGTACGTCACGCAGATCGCGACCTTGGCTGTTGTCGAGGAAGCAAATGCTGAGTTCGTGACAATCCTTCCGCAAATGATCACATATGCGGAAAATCGCATTTATCGCGATCTTGATTTCCTGTTTACATCTATTTCAAACACAAGTTATGGCACGACTGTTGGAAGCAGGCAGATCGCAGTTCCTTCTGGTACGTTTGTCGTACCTGAGCAGATCAACGTGATCACTCCTGCCGGGACCAGCAATCCAGACCTTGGAACCCGTGTTCCCCTTCTGCCTTGCACCAAAGAGTTTCTCGATGCCGTGTATGGAGTGTCTACGAGCAGGGGGGTTCCAAAGTACTTCTGTCCGTTCGATGACTATACATTCCTGCTTGGGCCGTATCCTGACGCAGTCTACACGGTTGAAATTGTCGGCACCTATCGACCGTCGAGCTTGTCGTCCGGCAATCCGACAACCTTTATCAGCCTCTACCTGCCAGATATTATGATCATGGCAAGCATGATCTACATCTCTGGCTACCAGAGAAACTTTGGCCGCGCCAACGATGATCCTCAAATGGCTATCACCTATGAGAGCCAATATCAGGCTCTTCTGAAGGGTGCGATGGCGGAAGAGAACCGCAAGAAGTTTGAGGCGGCGGCGTGGTCGTCTCAGTCTCAGTCCGCGACGGCAACTCCCACAAGGTGATGAGAGATGCCACACGCATCCTTCAAGCTCCTGCCGGGCGTCGATCAGAACAAGACTCCCGCCCTCAACGAGGCTGCTATCAGCAATAGCCAGTTGATCAGGTTCATTCCTGATCGAACGCTTGGCGGCCTTGTGCAGAAGCTCGGTGGATGGACAAAGTTTTTCCCAGACACGATTGGAAGCATCGTGCGCTGCCTATGGGCTTGGGAGGACATCAACAGCAATTCGTACCTTGCCGTTGGCGCGGAGGGGATCGCGGCCGGTGGTGGACAGGCGCTTGAGGTCATCAATAGCGGCGTTGAAACAGACATCACTCCTCAAAAAGTAGTTTCAGATGCTACTGTTGACTTCTCAACTTCATCTGGAAGCAGCACGGTAACTATTATCGACGCAAATTTTACAGTTGACAGATATGATGTTGTTGACATTCAGACTCAGGTTAGCGTCGGAGGGCTTGTGCTTTTCGGGCAGTATCAAGTGACTCCAATTGGATCTACGAGTTATTCAATTGAAGCTAGAGATAAGCTTGGAGATCTTGCTCTGGCTACATCTACTGTTGCAAACGGAGGAGCAGTTTCTCAGTATGACACCACCAGCGGATCAAATACTATAGATGTGACTCTTGCAAATCATGGTTATGTTATTGGAGATACGTTTACAGCCCTAGTTGCAACCTCTGTCGGTGGCATAACAATCTACGGAAATTACATTGTCATCGACGTTACCTCCTCAAGTATCTTCTCGATAGCTGTAAGTTCTCAGGCAAGCTCCACCGCGACTGCTGATCAAAACGCTGGAGATGCACATTTTGTGTATCTGAACGGAGTCGGTCCCCTTGCGTCTGGAACTGGGTATGGCGTTGGTGGGTACGGTGTTGGAGGTTACGGAAGCGGTGCTGCTCCTGACCCTGACCTTGGCACTCCGATCAATGCGGTTGATTGGACATTGGATAATTGGGGCGAGATACTTATCGCGTGTCCCTATGGTGGTCCTATCTACTACTGGTCGCCTGCTGGCGGGGCTGAAATTGCATTGGCGATTGCAAACGCTCCTTCTGTCAATGAAGGAATGTTTGTGGCAATGCCGCAGCGACAGATTATTGCGTGGGGATCTACGTTTACTGGGATCATCGATCCGCTGCTCATTCGCTGGTGCGATGTAAACAACTACGATAGTTGGATTCCCCTGATTACCAATCAGGCTGGTTCATATCGCATTCCCAAGGGATCTCGCATCGTTCAATGCATCCAAGGTCCGCAGCAGGGACTGATCTGGACGGATCTTGGCGTCTGGGCGATGCAGTATGCTGGCCCTCCGTATGTCTATCAGTTCAATGAGATTGGCAACGGATGCGGATTGATCGGTCGTAAGGCTGCCGGCTCCATGAACGGTGTCATTTATTGGATGGGCCAGAGCCAGTTCTTTCGTCTTTCTGGCGGGGGCGTCGAGCCAATCCGTTGCCCTGTCTGGGATGTAATTTTTCAGGATCTTGATACAGCAAATCTCGACAAGATCCGCATCGCCCCTAACAGCCGTTTTGGTGAGATCACTTGGTATTACCCGACAAATAGCAACGGCGGCGAGGTAAGCCACTACGTCAAGTACAACGTTATCCTGAACGAGTGGGATTACGGTGAGCTTGGACGCACCGCATGGATCAACGAGTCGGTGCTTGGCCCTCCGATTGGAGCCGCTCCCAATCAGTACATCTATCAGCATGAGACATCGACTGATGATGATGGCTCTCCGATGGTCTCGTCCTTCCAGACTGGCTATTTCGTCATGACGGAAGCCGACGTGAAGATGTTTATTGATCAGATCTGGCCCGACATGAAGTGGGGATATTATGGTGGAGTTCAGGACGCAAATATCAAATTGACATTCTACGTTACTGATTATCCCGGCGAGACTCCTCTTGCTTACGGTCCATATACGCTTACTCAGTCTGTGAAGTTCATCACTCCTCGCTTTCGGGGAAGACTGGTTTCCATCAAGATTGAAAGTGAAGACATCGGAACATTCTGGCGTCTTGGTAATATCAGGTATCGATTCCAGCAGGATGGTAAGTTCTGATGGCTAGCCTTGCAGACATCCTGACTACCCAGAAGAACGCTGTTGTCGCTCTCAGCAACACGGCTCAGACGATCCTGCGAGCGCAGGGAAACGCGACATCTGCTACGGTCACCGGCAACACGCTTGTCATCGCTGGCCGAGGGTATCTGGTCAATGTCTGCGTCGTGGTTGCGGGTAGCGCCGCTGGATCGATCTACAATGCGTCCAGCACGACCACGACGGCTGCTGGCAACAAGCTATTCTCTACTCCGACGACCGCTGGGATTTATCCCCTTGGTCAGGTCTTCAACACGGGTCTGGTGATCTCTCCCGGCACGGGACAATCGATCAACGTGACCTACTTTGCGGGAACATGATCATGCCCCTCGCCAAGGGAAAGTCGCAGAAGACCATCAGCCGCAACATCAGCGAGCTTGTCTCGTCCGGGCGTCCCCAGAAGCAGGCAATCGCCATCGCTCTCAGCACGGCCCGCAAGGCTCGCGCGGAGGGCGGTCCGCTCATGGCTCCTGCCCAACCCGCGACCGAAAGGGTCCACACGGGGCCGATCCACAGCGCGGTGGCTGGCAGGACGGACCACCTCCCCATGCATGTGCCGTCCGGGGCCTATGTGATCCCTGCCGACATCATCTCAGCTATGGGCGAGGGGAACACGATGGCGGGCTTCAAGGTCGCCAATAGCATCTTCTCGACCCGCAAGTTTGGGACTCCGGGAGCGGATGCGGGGATCTCCTCGACGGTTCCTATTGTTGCCGCTGGCGGGGAGTACGTCATCCATCCTGACGACGTGGTCAGGATCGGAAATGGCGACATGGATGCTGGGCATAAAGTTTTGGATAGCTTTGTCAAGAGAATGCGGGCAAAGACTGTCGCTACTCTGAAGTCCCTGCCGGGACCGAAGAAGGACTAAAAAGGGGGAAGGATATGGCTGACGAAATCAAGGTGAGGGTTGGTACGCCTAATGACGTTCACGACATCATGGATCTTGCATTGGCTGCGTGCGACGAAAACGGCTTTGTGGAGCCGAATCCGCACAAGCTTCTCGCGGAGATCTGGCCTGCCTTGAACAAGGACAGGGGTGTTGTCGGCGTCATTGGCGCTAACGGAAAGCCTGAAGGAGCAGTTTTGCTTCGTGTAGGGAATATGTGGTATAGTGATAGGGAAGTTCTGGAGGAGAAGGCAATCTTCATTCACCCAGACTACCGAAATGCCAAGGGAGGGCGCGCTCGGCGGCTTTGCGAGTTCAGCAAATCCGTGTCTGATGCGCTGGGCATTCCGCTGATCATTGGTGTATTGTCTAACGACCGTACCGAGGCAAAGGTTCGCCTGTACGAGCGTCAGTTTGGAAAGCCTAGTGGAGCGTTCTTCCTCTACGGGGCTACAACCGGGGCGGTAAAGGAACACTAATATGGGCGGCAAGACCTCTCAATCTACCCAGAGCGTTTCGATCCCGCCGGAGGTATTGGCGAGGTACAATGCTGTAAACACTCGGGCAGAGCAGGTCGCGCAGCGCCCATTCCAGCAGTACACCGAACAGTTTGTTGCGCCCCTGACTGGCACTCAGCAGGCTGGTATTCAGGGTACTACGTCGGGGGCCAATCTGGCGCAGCCCTTCTTTGGGGCTGGAACTGGCCTGACTATGGCCGGAGCGCAGGATGTCGGTCCCCTGACACAGGGGCAGATTGCCTACTACGAGAACCCCTACATTGAGTCCGTCGCGCGTCCGACCTATCAGGCTCTGCGTCAGCAGCAGCAGGAAGAGATGATGGGGCAGACAGCGAACGCCATCAGGGCGGGTGCCTTTGGTGGTGATCGTGCAGGCCTTGTGGCGGCAAATCTTGCGCGCCAGCAGCAGCTAGGAACAGCGCAGGCCATGGCCCCCATCTACGCTCAGGGCTACGGGCAGGCTGTTCAGACGGCTGCCGGGCAGCAGGGTGTCGTGGCGGCGGATCTGGCTCGCCGGATGCAGGCAGGTCAGCAGATCGCTGGTCTTGGCGCGGGAGCGCAGCAGGCGGCTCTACAGGGCGCGCAGGCCCAGCTTGCCGCCGGTACAGCCGAGCAGCAGACCCAGCAGGCGGATCTTACCGCTCGCTACAATCAGTTCCTTCAGGAGCAGGGCTACCCGTTCCAAGTCGCTCAGTTCCTCGCCAACATCGCGATGGGTACTGGTGCGCTATCCGGCTCCACGACGACGACAACGCAGCCGTCAAGCTTCTTCTCAGATCGTCGCCTCAAGGCGAACGTGGAGGAGATCGGCAAGCTCAAGGACGGACAGAAGCTCTACCGCTACACGATGGCGGATGGCAGGACGCATATCGGCCTCATGGCGGATGAGGTTGAGAAGCATCATCCCGACGCTGTGGGCGTTGCTGGCGGGTACAAGACGGTGGACTACCGTGCTGCCACGGACGATGCGGCTCGGCACAAGAAGGCTTATGGCGGCGGCCTGATGCCCTCATCGGAGGGTGGAGCGGTTACTCCCAGCATGGCTGGCGAAGGGTACGCGCGCGGTGGTCAGATCGCGGAGCTTAAGCGTCTCCTGACCATGCATCGCGAGATGGTTCCTTACGGTCATTCCGGCCTGTACGGGAATCCCGATCCGCGCAAGGGTCCGTACAGCACGACCATGCGCGAGATCAACGTGCCGTCGCGCCCGCTTGCGCCGACGACGATCACGATCCGTCCCCTGAACTATGCGGCTGACATCCCGGCTGGTGTTCCGCAGTACGCTGCCGGTGGCGTCGTTGGGTATGCTGCCGGTGGTCTTCCTTACTCTGAGGCATCCGAGGAGTACGTTCCGGAGGACATCAGCAAGCCGATGACTCCTCAGTCGCTCAAGCCTGCTGGCGGAGCGACAGGTCCGGTTCAAGACCCGACTGTCCGAGACCTGATGCAGATGGGCCGGATGGCTGCGTCGATCCATGCGGGTGGTGGCTTCGCCTCTGGCGGGCTTGTCCCCCACATGGCTGATGGCGGCGGCATGGACTTCGACCGCATCATTGCCATGCAGCAGGGCATGTACGGCCAGATGGGTCGTCCTGCGGGCCTGAACATCCCGGCTGGACAGGCGCGTGATCCCATCAAGTCGATGGAGATGCTGCGTCCTGCTCGCGCACCTGAACCCGTCAAGACAGGTCTTCAAGAGCTTCAGGAGTCCGCCAAGCGCGGAGAAGACGCATACAAGATGGCGTCTGGAGCCTATAGCACCGGCAAGACCGCTCTACTGGGCAAGGCTGCTACCCCCGCCTCTGGAAGCACTCCCGCGCAGCCTGCAAGGCCGGGGCTTGTCGGGGTTGGAGGGGAGTACAGGCCGGGAAGCGGGATTGTTGCTAATCCCAATCGTATCATGGAATTTCTTCCTGACTTTGGGTCTGGATCACAGACTCCATCGTCTTCGTCCTATCCCATGCCAATTCCGGGCATGGCTTCTGGTGGCGTCGCAGGTCGTCTTCACTATCAAGAAGCTGGAGCCGTTCCATCCGGCGATATGACGCCCGAACAGCGCGCCGCGACTATTGATGAAAACACTCGTAGACAGGCAGCAGAGCGAGCCGCTGCAAGGGCTGCAAGCGATGCCGCTGCTCGCTCGCAGCCTCAATTTCCGGCTCGTCCTGATTTGCAGCAGTCCGATATAAGGCATCGGACATCTAATCTTCCGACTGTTCCGCCCGCTGCGCCTCAAAATACTCCTGCAAATGAATCCGAGCCTTATAATCTTGTTGACCCAAATACCTCTTTTGATCCTACCGCTGGCTCTCGCATAGCAAATCCTCTTGATGTCATCAGGATTCCTTTTGGATTTCGTCCGGGGGAAACTCTTCAAGAGCGCGCCAATAGGGCTATGGAAGAGAGGTACGGACTAACGCCTCCCGTGCGACAGGTTGAGGAGGGTGCTGCTCCGCTTCCTCCGCTTCCTCCGCCGCCCGCGCCTTCACCGGGAGTTGCTGGTCGGCAGGCTCCGCCTCTTCTCAATCCGATTGAAGTTGGTCCCGTTGCCGGTCAAGGAAGGCCTGACGTAACTGAAGAAGCTCCGCAGCCCACAGGGGTTGTCATGGAGCCTGCCACACAGCAGGCCCCTGCTGGCGTTGCCGCTGCTCAGGCGCAGCAGCCTGCCACCATGTCTGGAGGTGAGGGTGGTCGAGGCCTCCTTGGCGCGGTTGCCAGCGAGAACTTCCTCGTTCCTCTCCTGACTGGCCTTGGCGCTATGGCCTCGTCTCCCAGCCGCTACCTCGGCTCTGCCATCCTTCAGGGTGTCGGTGCTGGGGCGCAGGCTTATGAGAATGTCCAGACCAAGGCTGCTGAACGTGCGAGGACTGAGGCTGAGACTCAGCGTCTTCAGCAGCAGACAGCAGTTGGAGCTTTCTTTGAATCCAATGGTGTTCCATATGTGATGGTTCGAGACAGCAATAACATGCCGATGGCTATTCGCAGATCTGTTTATAATCAAAATCCAAACCGGTATGTGCTTGTTCCTATTTCCTCTGCCAAGCCCGTTCTGCCTCCTCAAGTTTCTATCCCAGCTAGTCAGCAGTCCGGTGCGATTGTCTCTCCTGAAATTGAGAACCTTGCTGGGCAGAATGCAACCAGAGCAGCAGATGTAAATCCGCAGCAGTTTGTAAATGATCCTGCGGCAAATCCGTTTACTGCGGCTGAAGAGCGCGCCCTTCAGGCTCGCGCAAACATGCCCCAGACGCTTGCATTCGCAGATGCCATGTCAAGGTTGCCTGAAGGACAGTCAGGCCCCCTTCAAGCCCAGATTTTCAATCCAATCTTTCAAAGAATTATTCCACTTATGAACATTGTTGGGCTTGAAGTTCCAAGATTTACTGATACAACCGCTGCAATTGATGTAATAAATAAAATTAGAACCTCTATGGCATCTGCAAGTTCCGATCAAAGGCAGCAAAGGGCATTTCAATCAATTGAAAACATTCTTAGCTCAATTCCGAGTGATTTTCAGTCTAAGCAGGGCCAGAAGGAGCTTGTTTCCTCACTTCTTGCATCTGATATGATTGCTAGGGATGAGGCTGCATTTTACGATAATTATCGCAGGCACATTGAGGATACATATAAACTTAGCCCAGATCAGAGCCGAGTTTCTGGATATGGTTTGTCTGAGGCATTTAATAATGCTTCTCGCGGCAGGCTTGCTCAAGACAAGGCTGATATCATGTCTCTATTCAATCCTCTTCAGGCGAGAAATGCATCTGGTCAGATTGTGACAGTTAGCCCGTCAATTCTCTCTTACATGGTAAAGAATGCCGGTAATTATGATCCAAATTTTGTTGCAGCTTTGAACAAGCAATATGGAGAGGATCGCGCTCGCAGGCTTATCAGTTACTTTAGCGGAGCGAGGCAGTAATGGAATTCATCCTTGGTCCTCCCTCTGAGGGACAGGCTCCGTCTGCGGGTCAGCAAGGCGGAAGCGGACTCCAGTTTATTCTGGATGCGCCAGAGCGTTCCCCGCCGATGGCTCCATCCCGCCTAGCCGATACGGCTGGACGTCCTCCTCCCATGCGTGTGCCGCGCCAGCAGGCTCCTGTTGCTCCCGAAGAAGAGAAGACTTGGTCGGAAACCCTTGGCCGAGCCAAGGAGCAACTGATCCCATCCACCATCAAGATGGGCCAAGACATCTTCCATGCGGTTACCAGTCCCGTAGAGACTGGTCGCGCTATCGGCCAGCTTGGAAGCGGCATCTACTCCAAGGCAGAGGGCGCTCTTGGTGTTCGCCAAGATCCGCAGGAGAAGGCTCAGAAGGAGTCAATGCTCGACGCTTTTGTGGACGAGTATGCCAAGAAGTATGGATCGGTTCAGGGGTTCAAGAAGGCTCTGGCCGAAGATCCTGCTGCTGTTCTCAGCGATGCGTCCCTGTTCATCACGGGTGGCACATCCGCCGCCGCAAGGCTGACTGGCGTTGCTGGCAAGACAAGCGGCATGGCTGGGGCTGCTGCGAAGGCTCTTGAGAAGACAGGACAGGCGGCGCAGTTCCTAGATCCTATTTATTCCGGTGCCAGAGTTGCTGCGCTTCCTTTTGCTGGCGCGGCAAAGATGATGCCGTATGCGGAATCCTTCCTCTCTGGCTCGTCTGTCGAATCCCTAAAGGACGCTGGCAAGGTTGCTAGGTACGGCACACCAGAGCAGCGAGAAGTCTTCAGGGCTTATCAGACTGGAGCTGCTCGGCCGATTGATATGGTCGATAGCTTCAAGGATGCCCTGTACAAGGCATTCGATGAGAAGAACCAGAACTTTTTCAAATCACATCAGGACACATTTGGAACGACCGGAGTCCCCGCAACAAATTACGTCTCACGAATTGATCCGGCCATAAACGATGCATTCAAGCTGGCCTACTCCGTTGATCCTATTTCCGGTCAAACAATCCAAATCGTTGGTGGCGCAGCCAAGGCATTGAACGATGTCGTGAACAAGGTTAATGAATTTAAGTCCGCTGCCCCCGGATCTATGCACTCCACGCTTGAAGGAGCGCATAAGCTCAAGATGGCAATAGACGATATCGGGAGTGCCTATCAAAAGGGGACTCCTGATCGCAAAGCCGTTGACATGGTCAGGGATGCGGTTCTCAAAACCATTACAGACGATCCCAAGATTGGAAAGCAATACGCAAGCACGATGAAGGCTTATCAGGAGGCTAGTGATAAGCTTCGTGCCATCATTTCTGAATTCGGTGTTGGAACTGGAAAGAATCAATACACAGCTCTTAAGAAGATCCTCAAGATCAAGGACTCCGAGACCAAGCGCAGTCTTCTGGCAGAGCTTTCCAAGCACAATGCAAACTTGCCGTACATGATTGCTGGCGCGGAACTTAGCAGCCTTTTCCCGCATGGTGTTCGTGGCGCGATCCTTGGAACGACAGGTATTGGTGCTGGCATTGCAAGTGCAGCGGCTGGCTTCCCCGCTGCTATCGCTGGTCTTGCCGCTCATTCTCCAAGGGTACTTGGAGCAGTCAATTACGCCGCTGGTCGCATGGGCGCAGGCGCGGCTAGGGTGGCATCTCCCGCCGGTCGCGCAGCCATCTATGGCGCTACAGCACCGCAGCGCACGACAGAAGAGCAGATCGAGGAGCCTGCGCTCAGGAAGTATCTTGAGACGATTGGCATGGTTGAGAGCCGTGGCAATCTTAATGCTGAGAATGCCCTTTCTGGCGCGCGTGGGCGCTATCAGTTCATGCCGGACACTTGGAACAGCATCCGAAAGCAGATCCCCGGCCTTCCTGCTGATCCGCGACAGGCTACAGAGCAGCAGCAGTTTGAGGCTGCGGCTTGGTTGACCAATCAGAACGTCGAAGCCCTTAAGAAGAAGCTTGGCCGGAATCCCACATACTCGGATCTTGGCCTCGCTCACTATTTTGGTGCCTCTGGTGCTACCGCTCTTCTAGGACTTCCGCCCTCCACTCGGTTTGCAGATCTTCCAGAGGACTTTTGGCAGCGGCTTGGGGAGAAGTTCACGACATCCACGCTGCTGCGCCAGAACCCTAACCTGCGGAACCAGACTATCGGCGGGATCAAGCGTTTCTACGAGGACAAGATGAAGTCTGCTGGCATCTATGCCTCTGGCGGTCGTGTCGCTCGCGCCTCCGGTGGTCGCATCGTCCATGAGGATGCAGCAGAAAAGCTGATCCGCGCGGCAGAGATTGCAAAAAATAGCATCGGCAAGCAAACTGAGACGATCCTTGAGAAGCCCGACGAACACGTTGTGCAGGCTCTCGCGGTCGCCAACCGTCACATCTGAGGTCGGTCATGTCCAATACAACAAACAAGAACATCGAGAAGCCCGCATTCAATTCATACATTGACAATTGGAATACTCCGCTCAATAGCAACTTTGATGTCATCGATGCGGCTTTTGGATCGACTACCTCGCTGAACGCAACGGGCGGAAGCGCAACTCTTACTGCTGCCCAGTACGAGCCTCTGTTCCTGTCGATCACGGGGGCGATCTCCGCGCCAGTCACCTACACCATTCCTTCCGGTGTCGGAGGGCAATGGATCGTCTTTAACGGCACGACGGACTCCTCCGGAGGTCCTCATGCCATCACGATTGCCTCTGGCGGGGGCGGGACCAGCACGACCGTCTCTCGCGGATACAGGACAGTCGTCATCTCCGATGGCACCAACATCAGGAAGATCGACTACGTCGAGAGCGCGAGCCTTCCCCTGTCTGTTGCCAATGGCGGCACGGGCAGCGGCACAGCGTCTGGAGCTAGGTCGAACCTGTCTGTTCCGGGCCTGACGACCGCAAACTCCTTCAGCGCAGGTCAGAGCGGCGCGATCTCCGCACTTACGGATGCTGCCACCATCACTCCTGACTTTGCCGTATCGAACAACTTTTCGCTGACCATCGGCGGAAACAGGACGCTTGCCAACCCTACAAACATCACAGCGGGTCAAAGCGGAGCCATCATCATCACGCAGGACGCCACCGGGGGGCGCACCCTGTCTTTTGGTAGCTATTGGAAATTCCCCGGTGGCGCGGCTCCTTCTCTGACATCCACCGCAAATGCCGTGGATATTCTTGTCTACTTCACTCAAACGACAACCAAGGTCGCTGCCACGATTCTTAACGACGTTTCGTAGTTGCTACCTTATTGATGAAGTGAGCTTGTTGTTCATCATGAACGGCTTGCTAGACTTCGCGATCTTGGTGAAGCAAACCTTGTGATGCTCTAGGCAGTAAGATCCCTTGTCCGTCGTTTTCCCGCAGAACAGGAAAGAGGACGGCTTGCCTTCGTTCAGGATGTACCGGCAAGACCGGCGCGTCAGTTCCATGATCGTGAGGGGCTTGCTTGGCTCCTGCACAGGCTCAGGGATGAGCGGAGGCGCGAAGGACATCAGACGCTCAAACTGGTCAAGCTTCTTTTCTGGAGCCTTCCTAGGCTTGGGAGGAGTGTCCTTCTTGGGCCTTGGATTCTTGGCGCGGTACTCGACGTAGCCAGCAGCCCTGAGCCTGTTGATCAGGCCAAGGATCGCGCTTCTGGTCGTGCCAATCTTCTCTCCGATCTGAGAGCCTGTAAGACCTTTCTTCCAGAGAGACAGGACCAGCTTGTCTCTCTCTGTCAATTCACGACGAAGGGTTCCCAAAGGAAGCATATCCATAACGCATTCTCCATCCATTGATTCCATGTACATGACAAGCTTTCATCTGCCTTGCGGTCATTTTGCCGTTGGCAGATTTGAGGCAGGCAACCATATGGGCGATGCCAGCCTCGATGCCGTAGACGCAGTCTTCCTTAATCCTCTTGTGATCGTAGCCAAGATGCTTCGCTGCGATGGGGACCACCTGAAAGATCCCTAGAGCCTTGCCCCTGCCAGAGGCATCGCAACGCAGCTTCGATTCCTTATTCGCAATCGCTAGGGCAGTTGGCACCCACTCAGGCCCGAGTTCTCGGTGCGCCACCCTAGCGACGACGTTTGCAACGACGGCTTCACCCGCGCCTGCGGGGCATCCGAAGAGGATTGTTGCGATGATCAGAATAGGTAACGACCGCATCATCATTTCCATCCTTCTCTTCAGGTGACTGAGAAACAAACTCCTGAACCTTGCCGACATGCGAAGTGTTCAGGATCATGTCGCCACGATCACGCAGCAGGCTCTCTCCGTTCGGTCCCTTGATGCGATAGATCAGGCGAACGAAAATGAAGTCGTGTTCGTTGAGAAGATCGCAGAACTCGTTCAGGCTTGGCGCGGTATGATCGACCGTGACCTGATGGACAGAATAGCCCTGCGCCGAGGGCATATTCATAGTGACAAGAAAACGCATTTTATTCTCCGTTTCTAAGGACAATTGTTCCGTCTAGTTTTCTTTTCCACTTAGAGCTTTTGCTCCCCGGTATGGGGGACCGGCTGCGAACAGCACCCAGATGCTTTGCCTGTTGCCGCTTGGCCTTGGCTATACGCGGAACGTCAACCGTCGCTGTTTGTACACGATGGCATTTACGATGTGCAACAAGCCAATTCGACTCATCGTCCTTGCCGCCCAGTTCCAGCGGGATCTCATGGGATACGTCCCATTCCTCCCCAATCTGAACCTTGCCCTTGCACATATGGCAGACGCCACCATGACGCAGGAAGATCGTCATGCGCGTCTTGGTGCTGATCCTGACGCGCTTCATTGAACGGACTCCCCATCACTCCTCCAATGGCAAATGTCTGCGCCTTGGAACGAGTTGATCATGATCAGGGCTTGAGCGGACAGATCTGCAATCTTCTCTATTGCTTCATCTTTTGTCGATGAAAGATAGATTGCCTTGCCAACCAGAAGAGACATCAAGACAGATATGACATCAGCCTCAGTAGCTTCAGATCCAAAAAGCTTCATGATGTTGAGGCATATCTTTTCCTTATCTGAGGTTGTCATAACTTCATCTCCGCTCGCCTATTGGCTTCAAAGGATTGCCACTCGGAAAATCGCATCCGAATGTATTCAAGCTGAACCTTGAGCATCGAGGCTTTCTCGCGGGCGTCTACCATCGACTTGATGTAGTCGCTCCAGTCATCAGATGACTTCACCCGCGTTTCCGCGCGGTTCACAGGCATGTCTCCCTGTGCGGAAATCATCTTGGCTAGGACTGCGCTCTTGCTCTCTTCAAGCATGTTCGCAGCCGCGTCAGCCTCGACCCATTTTTTAGCGATGATCCTGAACTCCTCGCTGATAGGGTTGCTCACGGATCACCTCAAAAAGGGATATCGTCGTCAAGGCTCGTGCTTGCAGGCTTGCTCTCCTGCTTGGGAGCGTCCTTTGCCTTGAACGCAAAGGAAAAGAACTTCGTGCCGTTCTTGCTCTCCTTCACCCAACCATTGATCCAATAATCCACACCATTGATGCGAGCGGCCCCTGTGTATTCTGGACTCTTCTCATTCCGCTTCTTGTCGTTACGGAAGAGAGTGCCGCTGTTGTCGCGAACTTCATATGCCATTGTCATCCTCCTCATAGAGTTCATTCAGTTTTGCGATGCGCTCATCAATCTCCCTGAGGAACGCAGTCACTTCCTTTTCAAGCTCTGCGATGAGCTTGTTGTCGCGATCCTGTCGGATCACTATCAGCCGCATGTGCTTGGGCATACGCGGATCGAACGAGACGTAATCGCACCAGCTAGCAGTCGTGCATGCCATCTGCCATTGCATCTGCGTCACATACTTGGCGGGGATCTGCCGGGTGGTCAACGTCTCGATATGGGTAGCGGTCATCGGACACTTGATCTCGACCAGTCCCTCGACACCAATTCTGCCATCTGGGGAAGCTCCAGACATCTCTATGACAGGATGTCTAACGAAACCGACCTCCTCGACAATTTCTCCTGTCTGATCCTCATACGCCGCCCGCGCCAGAGGTTCATTGTCGATCCCCCATTGCATGGCAGCGTTTGTGAAGCCTTCCGTAGGCTTCCCTGTCAGACGCTCGACAACCAGTTCAGCAGCGTAGTTTGCCCGGCTGGTCGAGTAGCCGCTCTTGGTTTTCGCGATTACGTCGGCAACTCGGGAAGCTGTGACCTTTCCCGCGCGCGCCGCAAACCATTCTGCGGTTCTCTGTTCCATTGTTTCTTCTTCCTCCCTCGGTATGGGTTTTTGTGTGGGCGGTCTTCATGGGTGCCATGAAACCATCCTATTTCATATGCCTCGGCCATGCGGCGGCGGATGAGGCGGTCGATGTCAGTAGCTAGCTCCGAAGGGATTGCCATCCCTTGATATCGGCCCGAGAACACCTCGAAAGCGATGCGCTCACCATCGGTCTTCTTGCGGCGGGTCATGGATTGGCCTCCATTTCGGCAATGACCTCGCGGAAGTTGTATCCGGCCTCCCACGCCTCGCGCTGCCTCTTCCTAATGATCCTGTCGATTTCTCGGGCCGTCACTGCAACGTGAGCGCCGCTTATCGCCCAGCTCTCGGCCATGCGCTGCGCGATGCGCTCGCCATCTGTCTTCTTGCGGCGGGTCATGGCTTGCCCATCAGCGCACGATTGACAAGGGACCTGTTATCGGCCTTCACCCTCGCAATCTCCTCGCGCAACCGATCCGCCCGCTCGACCTCCTTACCAAGCCGGTCCACATTCTCTCGTAGCCGCTCGATCACCGCGCGCAACCGGTCAACCTCGGCCAGCAGCCAGCCGCGATCTTCGTTTGCTTTGTGAGCATTGCCTGAGTTCAAGCTGTATCCCGCATACCGCGCGCGGATTTCCGCGATCTTGTCGTCACTCATGGCAGGGACTCCCAAAGGGCGCAGGCCCACATGATTAGGTAGGCGATGAGGGTGAGGGTGATGATGTGAGTACGAGTGATTATTTCCTCGCTCATCCCTCATTCTCCTGCTGCTTGTCAGGGTTCTCGCGATGATAATCTGCCGTCGCGGCGATTCCCTTCAGGATCTTCCGGTCGCCCGGCGAGATCAGGCCCCGGTCGTTTTCGTGCAGCCCGTTCCACCATGCCCGGAGATCGGCCTCGCCCTTCTCCGCAGCTTCGCGACCGGCGCGCATTAGACTGGTCGGCGTCCTTGCTGGCGGGGCAGAACCGACCGCAGCGTTGCCATCGTCATCGTCCGCTGCCAGCGACAGGATAGACGAGAGCGCATAGCGTCGCGCGTAGGTAATGGCCGATCCAATGCTTTGGACATCAACCGGCATAGCCTCGCCCTCCTTGTCATACTTGCGACCGACCGGAAGGACGAGCGTATCGCGCAGGTACTCGCCTGACGAATGCATCAGCATCGTTTCGACCTCGACCCGTTCGCCGTTTGAAACCGTCCGCGCGAACTGCGTGATCGAGAGACCATTGGCCGCGAGCGGTTCGCGAATGACCTCGCGCAAAGCGTTCAGGTCAGCGTATTTGCTCTTGAAGTACGGGTTCACCGCGCCCTTCGACGCGGCCTCGATTGCCCCCTGCGCTGCCGACAGAGCAGCAGCGAGGGCGGCGATAGAATTGGACATCTGCATTTTCAGTTCTCCTCACATTTGATCCAAAGCTTCTGAATACGCCTCGATCTCAGCGATCATGGCGTCGATCTGGGCGAGACGCGCGAGATGATGATCCCGCGCAGCCAGCCAGTCTGCCGTCCGACCGACGTAGTCCCGGCCATTCGGCTCGGCGTCCACGATCCACGACCGGGCCTCTCGCAGCCCGTGCAGCATGTTCAGTTGCTGGCCCATGAGCCGCGCTTTGCTGGTGCCATTCGTTGTGACGCTGGGGAGGATGGACATGATCA